TTGATGTAACCACGCACCATCTCCAGGTGACTGATCTTCTGTTGGAATACTTGATAATCCATTAAACGAACCTCCGCCATTAGACACAAAATATAAATCATCATCAAGTACAATTCCGCTTGGTCCCGCACAACCGTCTGCCGTTACCGAAGCGGTTAAACCCGCTGAAGTAAATGTCCCCAATTGATTTGGTTGTGCACATAATTCTAATCCAGTTGTTCCTGCAGTAATTGTTAATGTTCTAACTTTGCTATCACAGTCAAAATAGTTTACACTTATCGACGACGCACCACTATTAGATATTGTATATTTATCACATGAACCAGAAGCTCTTCCCACCACATACTTTTCTTCCATATCAATATCAGTAAAGGTTGGTGTTTGACCAGTCCAATATGAAATATCGATTTGTGATGTCACCGGAACAATTTCAGCACTACCGTCATCTTCAGTGCAATCATAACAATCCGGATAGGTGATTAATCTTAATTTAAAAATACTTTTAAATTGATATTCTTTGGCTCTTCTAAACATTTTAGCCGAGGCACCGTTAACAACTTTAATACCCGCCAATGCTTCCGCAAATCCGAATAATGCCGATGTTACGAATTCTTTGATGAATAGTGATATAAATAAACCAATATATTCAATGTAACTTAAAATTGTTAATATGAAAAAATTAAATCTTACATTTCTAACCGCATCGTTTACAGGGAAATAATTGTTAACGTTTGAACAATCTCCATCTGATGGCCAAATTTCTTTAATACCAATAAAAGATTCGTTTCTATCTTTTACAAAAAATCTAAATACTTTTTCAAAACCACTTGCCTTGTTATACTTGTTTATAAATTGTGAAACCGTATAAACTCTATTATATCTAAATTGATAAAAATAATCTTGTGGTACACCAATTAAATTATCTGCTACAGCATCACTATCGGTACCCGCAACAACATTCGTGTCAGGATAATCATCTATATCTGTACTAAATGAATACGATTTTGGATTAATTGTTCCGTGTCCACCTAAAAGAGATACGTCCCCTGTGTGATATTCTCTGATATTTGGAATCAACATTTTACCTGTAAATCTGTTTCTTTCACCGGTGTCCTCACCTAAAGACAATCTAAAACGATATGTTCCTTTAGTTGGAATACCTTTCTTCTCTTTTGATAAAATTGATTCACCAAATTCATTTGTATAATAATAATCGGTGTTCATGGGTACCCTAAAAAAGAATACACCATTTTCGTCGATGGTACTATCGATGTCAAATCTTTCGAGTATTGGTCTACTGATTTGTGGGTTTCCGTTAGAATCTTTTTCATATTCACCCGTAAATCTAATCGCCTCAACATCACCTTTAAATGTTGTTAATCTACATTTTTCACCCATTTGATTGTCAACATTACAATTGACTCTCAATGCATCTTTACCTGAATCAGATACTGTACCACCCATCATTAATGCGTATGGTTCTAATCTAACTCCTCTTGTACCTAAATCAAAATCCGATCTTGTAATTCCAATCTCACATAAATCTTCGTTACCCCAAAACGGATAAACCTCTATCGTTTTATCAAATGAAATAATTTGTGGTAAAGTGTCTAAATTTTCAGACGACATGTAGGTATATTTGTTGACAAATTTTTCTTCAGATATACCTTCATAAATAAAATCATATGGAACAAGTGATTGACAACCAATGTCAGATAAATCTACATCAACGTGTAATGTTTGGGAACCTAATGGTACCCCCCATATCATAAAATCACCAGATTGGTTTGTTTTAACTGTGAACTTGTAATATTTTTCAAAAATCTCAAGATACTCTTCTCTTGCTAAAATATCTGTTTGGTCAGGAAAAGTACCTGTTGGTGAATGACCTGAATGTTGTTGTCTGAATGGTAATAAATTATATTTATAACCATCCTCATTTCTATCTGATGTAGATTTATAAGGATATAATTCAGATATTACAGGGTCAAGTTCATCGTTTGAATCTAACGGAATAAAAATTGAAACTCTTGCATTTGGTATACCAAAACCATCATTTACACTTATTCTACCACAAACAACACCATAATCGGCACATAAAGAAGTGTATACTTCTTTTTGGGTGAACTTTAATGACAATATTTCAAGTAAATCAAAGTCTTGTTTTAATTCAACTTTTATTACTTGGTCTTTACCAATATTTGTAGATATTCTATGCTTTTGTACCATTCTTATAATAAATAGAAACAATGAGATTTTCCATTTTAATATAAGAAAATTTCAGATTAGAATGTAGTCGAAACCAAAGGTTTTACTCTCACTTTTATATCTTTGTTTGGGAAACGTATCTGTGGTATTTGATTGGATTTCATGAATACAGTCATATCTGTTTGAGAAATTTCTTTTGTGGTATTATCAACGTAACCTACTGAAACTTCATTTGTGGAATATTCTCCACCAACTTTTCCAAATAATCTAATATTAACTACACTTACAACACCACCAACTGTTCCAATTTCTTTAAATAATTCACCAACAAACAATGGGTCCCCCATTTTTCTTTTTTCAATTAAGAAATATTCAATAACATTTTGAATTACTGATCTAACAACTTCAGTTTCACTTTCATTTTTGTCACCTAAAATGTCTATTTCAACACCAACATCTATAACCTCACCACTTTCAATTTCCAAATAATCATTTATCATTCTATATTCAGAAAGATATTCAATGATATTATTTTTTAATGTGTTCGAAACCACGTTTGTTAAATTACCTTTTTCATCATAAGATATAAGTTTAATTTTAACCTTATTATCTTCTTCCATCACATTAACTTTTGCCGGTGCACCAAACGTAGATGGCATATTTTCAATTAATGATTTATAATCGTTTAATGTTACTGCTCTGTTTTGTGCCGCAAAATTGTAAGAAACCATGTTTCTAATTTCCTCTATAGTTGGTTGGTCAGCACCACCGATTGCTGGTGTAACATTTGTCACTCTTAAAGATTGTATAACCTGTGTATTAACACTTGATACTGGACCATTTACAGAGAAATCAACGTTATCAACACTTGTAATCACATTAACACCAAGATTACTATCTTTTCCACCACCAACTCTATATTTGATGAATAATGTTGTATTTGCCTTAGGTAATGCACCAAGTGATAGGTTGTTTAAATAAGTTGCTAAATTAACTTTCAAATCGCCAGTCATATAGTTATCCAAATTATCAAGTGGATTAACGGTACCTGAACCAAAAGTTAAATAAAAATAACCCTCAGGTGTATATTCGGTAATGAATTTATTATTAACACTAATATATGTTCCAGGTTTAAAATTATCTTTATCTGAAACAATTGTTGGGTCGGGTATAAAAACCTTTTCTTGCATCAAAGATTTAACTTCATACCATTTATTTGTTGGTGAACCGAATTCACCGGTTGTTGGATTTGCACCAAATGTTGTACCATCTTTATGAATTATAGATGTAACACCTAAAACATTTTGTTCTGGTAAAAATATTTTTAAAAATGGTTTTTGTTCTAAGTCAGTTATAACTTTTCTAAAAACTCTTGTAACACCATTAACAACAGCCTCTCTTTTAGTGATTGTATATGATATAAGTTTGTTGTTACCGTCAAAATTTGGTATTTTTAATCTGTTTGGTTCTCCTTTACTATTAAAAGGATTTGCAAAATCAATATCTTCAATTGTTTCAAATATTTGTCCCCCACCTGAAACTTGTGCTCCTGCTCTTAATAATCCCAAATATTCGGTTTTTTCTTTGTCACCACTAACAGGTACGTTAATTGAAAAATCACATAAAGCAACTGAAGGTCTATTACCTGGAATTCTTAAACCATATGTTTTAGCAATATGATATAGTGATTGTCTTTGCTGTGCGAAATCGAGAATAGTTTCTTGCCAAACTCTATCTATATGAAAATGTAGGTTATCTGTAACCGCTGCATTTAAATCTAATAAAACGGAAAAGATGGACGCGTCGTTAGTGTTTTTAACTAAATCCGGATAATATTGTTTAGTTAAATTAACTAACTCTTCTCTTAATCCAGCAAAATCTCTGGTTGCGTATGATATTTTCTTTGACATATTATATATTAATAATTATAAAATCCGAAGATGAAAATGCTCCGTTATTAACCGTATAATCAATTTTTACTTTTGCGGTATACGGTTTACTTGATGCATCCGATACTCTGAATAATCTTTCATCCTCATCTTGTGTGAAATTTCTTGATTGATCAGGGTCATCCTCTGCTGACATTATTTTTATTGAGTTTATATCCAAATTAGGTATGTATTTTTTAACCCCTTCTCTTATCTCTTCTTCGATTAAATTAAATGTAATAACATCGTTTTGGTCGAAGATATATTCATAAATTCTTGTTCCAAAATCGGGTAAATAATATCTTGTTCCCTTCTTTGTTAAAAGAAGATGAATAAGATTAGATCTAACTTCTCTCTCAGGTGTTTCTGTCATTTTTAGATAATCACCTTTATTACTATCCCTAAATGGAAAATCAATACCGTAGGTTACTGCCATAACAATAAATATAAACTAATGTAAAATGTATATAAAGAAAAAACCCAACCGAAGTTGGGTTAATTTAGTGTCTTGATATTCACCCCCTGTATTCTCGAGACCTGGATGCTCAAGGTACGCCTTGACGACAGTAGTACTTTGAGGGAGTCACCCATTATTTTTAAGCTTCACAGCTAACACAATCAGGATTCATTGCTTGAGCCGCAATATCACCTCTTAAAACTGATTCTGTTCTCATATAATATAAAGTTTTAACACCCTGTTTCCATGCCTCCATATGAACTTGATTAATCCATTTAGGATCTGCCGTCGCAGGAAACGCCAAATTCAATGAAACAGCTTGGTCAATATATTGTTGTCTAACTCCCGCCTGTTTAACTAAATCTAATTGGTTGATTTCCTTAAAAGTTTTAAAAACTTCTTTTACAGATGACATTTTATATTTGTCTTCTTCTTTTACTTCTTCACATGTTACAATTTTACCATCAAGGAAACACCATTCATCTAAGAAATCTAATCCTTGTACAGAACCACCATCAGCTAAAATTTGGTCCCAAACTTCTTTTGTATTTTTACCAACTTTACGAAGTACTCTTTCTAATTCAGGATTCTTTCTGATGAATGTTCCTTTTGATGTTTGTTCGGTGAATACATTTGCAGCCCATGGTTCAATACCACTACTTACATTACCACTTAACTTAGAGTTTGATACCGTTGGTGCAACTGCTCTTAAATGTGTATTTCTAAAACCACTCTCTTTACACCATAATGGTTCACCCAACTCTTTAGCTAAATCTCTACTCGCCCTTTCAGATTCAATTTTAATTTGAGAGAATATTTTACGAGTTTCGAATTGTGCTGTTAAACCTTCAAATGGTATTCCTTTTTGTTGTAAATAAGTGTGCCATCCTAAAACACCTAAACCTAATGCTCTACCTTTTTCCGCTGAACGTACCGCATTATCAAAACCTCTTAAGTTCTTTGCCCTTTGGATGAATTCTTCTAACACCCCATCCAAGAAAATTGTTGATGTGTAAACCAAATCAGTATCTTTCCACTCATCGTATTTTGCTAAGTTCAAAGAACTCAAACAACAAACAAATGAATGTGATTCATCAGTATGTAAAACGATTTCAGAACAAATGTTAGTCATGTGAACTTTCAATCCATTTTTCTTATACATTTCAGGATTTTGTTTGTTCACATTACCCTTATACATAATATATGGTTCACCAGTTGCTTTACGTTTCTGAAGTAACTTACCCCATTTTCTTCTTGCCTCTTGGTCACCTTCTTCAAGTCTCTTCATAAACTTATCACTAACTACAACACACTGATGTAAGTTTAATGATTGTCTGTTTACGTCACCTTTTGGTTCTCTAATTTCCAAGAAGTCTTCGAAATCTTTGTGGTCTATTTTGATGTTAACGGATGCAGCACCTCTTCTAACTGATCCTTGATTTGTAGCAAGAATAGTTGAGTCATAAATCTTAATAAATGGAATTACACCATCTGATGTACCATTATTCGTAATCTTAGCACCAGCTGGTCTAATCATATTAACACCAACTCCAACACCACCACCATGTTTTGCAAGCAACATTAATTCTAAATTTTTGTTACCTATTTCAAAAATACTGTCACCAACATCAATACCGAAACAAGATATAGGTAATCCTCTATCGGTACCAGTGTTTGATAAAACAGGTGTTGCCAAACATAACCAACCTTTCCAAATGTAATCGAAAAATTTTGTTGCCATATGTGGCTTACCAAGTCTTTTTGCAACAGTTGTTGCAACTCTCCAATAGGCATCTTTTGGTTTTTCGCCAGCCAATAGATAACCTTTAGATATTGTCTTTACATAAATTTCTGTGTTTCCCCAATTTGGGAAATCGACATCAAGCTCCCAACCGAGTTCTTCTCCGTAGTTCTTCATATTAAAATAAATTTTTTTTTAATTAAAATATATCATCCCAATTTTCACCTTCTCCTGCTTTACTATAATCAGTGGGTCTGATTGCAAAGAAGTCTGTGTGTGTGACTCCACCAGTTAGATGATAAAACCAATCTAATTCAGATGCTTTCTTTTCATTGAATTTGTATGTTGGTTCATAACCAAGTTCAACTAATTTCTCATTGATTCTTTTGGTTATAAATTCTTTAAGATCAGACGCCTTTAAATTTTCAAGGTCACCCATTTCAAAAATCTTATCAATGAATTTATGTTCCAAATCTCTAATCATTTCAGCCGCTTTATAGATATCTTCTTTAGCTTCTTCCAATAATTCAGGATATTCCAAACACATATGTCTAAATAATTGACATCCCATCTTTGAATGTAGAGATTCGTCTCTAACACTCCACTTCATTTGTTGTCCAATTCCTTTTAATAGATTTCTCATTTGGAAAGAATAAAGAACAGCAAATGATGAATATAATGCAACACCCTCCGCAAATGCTGAAAAGATTGCCAAACTTTTACCAACTTCAACTCTTGCCTTATGATTTGTTTTTAAATCTTCTGGTGACCAATCTGCAGTTGTGTTTGTTAATAATTCAAATCGTTCTTTCATGGTTTCATCATGTAAGAATCCTTCGAAATCTTCTAAACCCAATGTTTCATTTAAATATGAGTATGCAATTGAGTGAATGGTCTCTTGTGAACCAAACGCCATCGCCATTTGTCTAATCTCATGTTTTGGAAACCATTTAGTAACCATACCTGTCCAATAATCTGAAACAGCACATTCTGTTTGTGCAAAACCTAAAAGAATGTTACCAACTAAATGTTTCTCAGATTTATTTAAATTTTCATTCCAATCCTTAACATCTCCTTGCATTGGTATTTCGGTATGTAACCAAAACGCCTGCATTTGTTTTAACCAACCTTCATTATAATATTCAGGATATTCAAATGGTTTAAATGGTACTCTCTCTGTGAATAATTTACTCATATTTTTTTTCTATTTTATACTCTTGTTTTTCTTTCTTGTGCTTTCTTAAATACTTCTGCTGCTCTGTTGGCTCTCTTTTCTTCTTGTTGGTGTTCATGACCAAGTAATGTATTTTGTGACTCAGTATCAATTATTAAGAACTGATTATCAAACTTACAATTTTGCCATATAATACCATCTTTACCAACACGAGATTTGATTAGAGTAAGTGTTGCCAAATTATTCTCTTTCTGTTCAAGTGTTTTACCGATTGAAAGAATAATGTGTGCAATTTGTGCTTTCTTAATTGATCCACCCATTTGGTCTCCTGTTACAACTTCGGAAGATATTGAATCACGATTACCTTGTGTTGCTGTCCAAATTGCAATATCAAATTCAGATGTCATTGCCTCTAAACTTCTCATAATTGAACCTTCTCCCTTCCATTCCTCACCATTAACACTTCTTTCAGGTGAAATACAATCAACATAGTCGATTAGAACTAAATCAGGTTTAAACCCTTCTGAAATCATTTTTCTAATTTTAGACTTAATTTCAGAAATTGTAATGTTATCACTTGGAAGCTTTGATAATTTTAATGAACCACTTGATCTTTCTTGTTGTTCTCTTACTGCCGCCAACACCTCTTCTTTAAATTCAGGTTGTTCATCTGGTGCAATACCTGACCAAATCGTATAGTGTTTTCTTTTAATTTGACCTTCGTTATCCTCAAAAAATATTTGAAGTACATTGAACCCATCGTTATATGCGGTATTGGCAAATTTGGTCATTAAAGTAGTCTTACCTGTTCCAGTTGGTGCTAACACCACACCCAATTCACCTCTACCAAGACCACCTTTTAGAACATTATCAAGTCCGACAATACCAGTCCTAATTGGTAATCGATAATCCTTTTCAAGTGCGTCATCAATATTGTGGAATACATCAACTACAGTGTCATTCATAACACCAACTTGTAATGCCTTTTGTATTTTTTCTTCAATCTTATTGTAAGATTCAAATTCTCCGTTATCGATGATTGTTTGAATAACTTTTAATTCTTTTTTAAGATTTTGTTGTCTACAAAAGTTCAAAGATTTGTCTTTAACAAATTCATCATTTTTGTCTAAGGTTTTAATTGCTTCTAATGTGTCAATGTGTGGTCGATTCGCATCTTTATTACCACCCTCAGACATAATTTTTTGTGCAATTGTCTCGTAATTCGGAACCTTATTATAACTTGTATGGAGTTCTTTAATGTTCTCCATAATAAACTTAAACGAATTATTGTCGAAATACTTACTCTCTAATACATCAATAATAACATCTCCAAATTTCTTATCTTCAATTATGGCCTTTATTAATTGTTGTTGGAATGTATGACCTAAATACCCAAAATTTTTCTCTTCAGACATGTTTTAATTTTTTTTTAAAGTTCGTAATTCAAATAAGTTGTTTCTAAATTTTTTTAAGACAATATGTCAGTTAAGTCTGACAAAATTCGCTTCAATTTTGGACGAATATCTACCGTATATCTAACTTTTGGATGATAGTAGTACGCGGGAAATATTCTTGAAATAAATACATCCTCGTTCAACTTAATTTCAATTAAAAACTCTTCTTTTTTGTTCTCTTCTGAATCTTCCACACTCTCCAAATTCAAAAAATAATTTTGATTTTCACACAAATAATCGGATGTTTTTATTTTCAAATCTTCACTAATTTCTTCCGAAATATTTTTTACATAATAATGTAAGTCCATAGATTTTCTTGCTTGTGGGTAGTGGTTTTTTACATTGAAAAATCTTTGACAAACAATGTTACCGTCCAGGGTTAACAAAAATTCAAATTTTGTGATTTCTTGTTGATTACTCATAATTTTTAATTTTAATTGTTCTTTTATTTTTTTCTTTTCTAGTTAATCTTAGGAAGGGATTTAAAAAAAGTGTCCACGCATCATCTGATTTAGGTAACAAATTAAAAATTCCATCTTCCATCATCATTTTCATTGTGTTTTTATATGAACGACCTTCAGGGTCAAGTACATCATTTATTAGAGAATTTATTATCTCTTTGGCTTCATCAGTTAAGAATGGTTCTTCTAAACTTACTATCTTCTTGTTGATTTCGTAAAACTCTTCCCCAAATACTCCATGTTTAGTTACACCAGTTAGAATATTTTTATATAACCAATTATGTTTATCTTGTTCAAATAATAAATTGGTTCTATCTAATATTTCTTCAACTGTGACTGACCTTTCTTTTATTTCAGGAAAAAGAGATAATAGTCTTTTAAGACCCATGCTCTTAATTCCCGAAATGTTATCAGATGGATCACCACATAACATTTTCACCAATTTCACGTTATCGATATGAATATCTTCATGACTATAAGTGATAATGTCATTTGTCTTGTATAATTTTCCGTGAGAAGGATTGTAAATTGAAGTATTTTCAGAAACGAGTTGGGTTAAATCACCATCAGAAGAATATATTATTTTAACTTCTTTTGGTGAATTCTGAACATAGTATGCAATGGAATCATCTGTTTCACAGAACTCAAACTCACCTTGTCTAACATAGAGTTCTTCAAGATATTGTTTTATTCTGTTTCTTTGATAATTGTAATTATCAAGTTCCTCTTCAGTTCTGATTCGATGTTTTCTGTTTTCCTTATAAAGATGGTAAATCTTTCTTCTTTGGAAGGACGCATTTTCTCCGTCCCAAAAGACAACTATTTTATCTAAATGATAGATTTCAAACGTTCTCCTAAGAGTATTGATAAAATGGTAAATTCCACCAATGTGTTTTCCTTTATAGAAGTGAGTTTTAAGACCAAAGAAACCAATTGTAAGTAAATTGTCACCATCAACTAATAAAACAGACATTTAAGATCATTAATTATTATTCATCCTCGGTTACAACTTCGACATCATCTGCGTCTGTAACGTTAACGCCTAACATATTACTAATATAATTTCCGTGTTCCGATTTGTATTGTTCAATACTCTTCTTTTCTTCGGAATCATCTCTACCTTTCATAAAGTCATGTGCCGTAACTAAAATTCTTCCATCTTCATAACCCAAACCATTTACGTGGTTTTTCATGATAGAGATTTTTGTTCTTGTCGCAATCTTAACTTTTCTCTTATCTTTAGTAATGGAGATTTTAGTGGTTCCTGCACCTTTTTGGTTACCAAATAAGAACACCAAAGTTGAGTTTAACCAAATAGCTTCACCACCTTTCGCCTTAATTTTTGGTTGTCCAAATGGATTGTCGGGTAATTCTACCCAAGGTTGGTTAACGATAATTAACGTATTTGTGTAAGGTTTGTCAGTTCTTCTTGAACCTGAAATACGTTGATTTAATCCTTGACCGATTTTATCAGATAAAACTCTTGCATTGTGTTGTGCTCCACCCTTACCTTCGTAAGTCATTTTACATGGAACCGAACCTACAGAATCCCAAACAAATAGAATATCATGTGGAATTTCACCTTTTTCTTGTGCATCCAATACTTCATTAATATAATCAGTAATTTGTTCGATATATTCAAAATCACTGTTAAAAAGATAGAAGTCGTCTTCTCTATTGAAACCCATTAATTCTGCATGGTCCCAACTCCATTTTTGTTCTGTTATGATAAAAACAGGAAGAATACCTTTTTTCTGAGCATCTACAGTAGCTTTAACCAATGCAGTTGTCTTACCCGTATCACTATGTCCTAAAAACATATTTAAATGTCCAACCGCAGGTCCGGGAATACCTGTGGCATCTAGAAATGCATCTCCTAAATCCAAGAAACGGTCTGGTTTATATTCCGCCTCTTTGGAGAATTTTTTCTTTATTGAACTAAAATCATTTTTCTTAATTGCCATAAATTTAAATTTAAAAATGGGAGCCTTTGACGTTATCTCCGAACTCCCTTTGGTTTTTCAATTAAAACGGTAAATCTTCATCTACTTCAGCGTCGTCTTGTGGATCAACAACTGGTGTAGATTTTTTAGGAGCCGCAATTGTTTCTTCAGAAGAAGAATCAAGTTGTGATGCTGAAATCCATTTATTACTTTCAGTACTCCATTTTGGAGTTTCACCATTAGCAACTAATTCCAAATAGTCTTCACCTTTCTTAGAGTAAACATCAGACCATGTTAATTCGTCGTTAACCCATTCACTCGCCTTATCTGCATTTTCATGTAGTGGGCCTGGATCTTCAGGAATAACTGAATTAATTGTTGTGTATTCTTTACCTGTACCCGCCTTAGTTAAACCCAAAGAAAGAATCAAGTCACGACCTTTGTTAACATCGGTGATATCACCTTTATTTTTGAAGATTGGGAAGATTTTGTCTAAAACTCCTTCACTTTTTGAATTGTGTTTAAATCTCCAAAACTTAACACCATCTTCTTCATGGTCTCTGTCGATAACTTTAACGATGTAAAATTTACGAGAACGGTATTGTCTTGCCAATTCTCTATCTGATTCTACACCAGTTTCCATCAAACTTTGGTAAACTTCGTTAAGTGGAGAACGTTTACCTTCTTGTTTTGGGTCATAAAGTTTCAACCATTTTCCATCAACTTGAACTTCATGGAAATACACCTCAACAAAAGGTGAACCTCCGTCCTTAGTTGGTAGGATTCTGATTCTTCTTTCTTCACCACGAGAACCTTTTGGAAGGACTGTTGTGAAGTACTTTTTTAATCTGTCTTCTTGTGAGACTTTGTTTGCGTTGCCACTTGTGGCTTGTTTGCTTTTTTCGTACTGTGCTAGTACTGCATCAAATGTTGACATAATAGTTAAAATTTAAATTAAATAATATCATTGTTCTTAAAAATATAAATAAAAAAACCCGGATTACAAAACCCGGGTTAATCTTTTTTTAAACTTTTTTTTCTATTACTCCAACGTCAAAAGATAAGATAACTTATTAACTTCCCCAATCATTTCATCTCTAATATTCAATAAATCGGTATCTTTTTCATCCAATTCAATTTGAACTAAGGCTTCTCTAACAGTATTTATTAATCCTTTCATATCTAAATCTGAAAGATTATTCAATTGTACTGTTTTTGTTTCGTCATTAAGTATAAAACGACCGTACTTACCCATTGCACTTTCAACAAAAGTATCAATTAAACCATCCATAGTTCCATAAAAACCACCAAAGGCCATATGTCTAGCATAACCCTTAGTTTGCCAATGGTTTATTTTCATTTGAACTTGTAAACCCAAAAAAAAGTTAACATTAGAACTTAAATTCATCTTCTTGTTGTTCTGGGTTAAATGATTGTCTTATTGTGTCTTTAGGATAATCGTCAACTTCTTGTTTCGTTAAAACATATTCGTTTTTACCACTTTGTCTCATTTCGTCTTGTTTTACCGCAAAAAATTGTTGTGGGTTTTGATTAAATGGATATGAATCTAATGATCTCATTTCCAATTTTTCTTGTGCAGATGGTTCTTTCATTGTTTCAACTTTTGAACCCAATTCGTCAATTTTTGACATTACTTGGTCCATTTGAACTAACTTACTTTCTAAATCTGATAATTTAGTAAAGACATCATCCATTTTATTGATAACACTATCGTGTTCTACTTTATTGTCATCAATATCCTTTTTAATACTTTTGGTCATGTTAACCAAATCGGTAATATCAATTTCCTCTGTTGAATCCATTTCAGGAGCTGGTGCGGCATCAGGTAATGGTGCACCGGTATCAACAGGTGCGGCATCCGGAACAGGTACATCTGCTGGTGCATCTGTAGCTGGTGGCACATCAGTTGGTGGAACTTCTTGTTCCATAATCATTTTCTTTCCGTATTTGTTGATGGCATTAAACCTTCTCAACTCTTCGTGTAATTTTTTCTCTAAACTCATGGCTTTAATCTTGTAAAAGTTGTCTACCGTCTTCGGTAATATATTTTTTATTAATTCTTTCAACAATCCCATCTTTAGATCTAATAACGTAGCATTCACCAGTCATTAAATCACACTCTTCTCTTTCCATTCCATCATTTGACACATTTTTAATCTGTTTTGGATTTAAAAATTGGTCAACAGTGTTTTTTAATTTATTATTATCCATAATATTTTTAAGTTATAAATATAAATATCCCGTATATTATTAATATTCTTATTTTATTCTAAAATATACAATTTCACCCTCTTGTATTCCTAATGTTTTCATAAGTTTGTTTGACAACGCAATACCGTATCCATCTACAAAAGGTCCAACATTTACAGGTCCTGAAACATTTAAAGTTTCAACTCTTCTATCTAAGTCATAATTTGGACTTAAAGTATGAATTTCTTGTTTATTAGGACTTAAGTTTGGATTTAAAAACTCTGTAGTTCCTGTTATAATCTTGTCTGCAGTTATACTACTTGAAAATTGGAACTTTGTTGAATAAAATTCATGGGAATTAACTAATGGTTTTAATTCTGACCATTTTAAACCAGTTTCACCCTCAGAATTAACGTTAACGGTTCTCTGTAACCTTGTAAGTAATGACATATGTGTTGCGTCTGATATTTCATAAACTTTAGATTCCATACCCATTCTTGCAACTTTTGCTCTAAACCACTCCACAGTCTTACCGTCATTTTGTTTATACTTAACTTTTTGAATGTATTTTTCGTTACCATAACCATTAAACGGTACCCCAAATTCAGAGACTCCTGCAGATTGGATTAATTCCTCACCATTAATTTTAGTTGTACCCATATCAGTTACGAAGTTTCCATAATCTGTTTTAATTGTTTGTTCGGTTGAGTTGGTACCCGAATTTAGTTTCTTAACAACAGCACGAGCTGAATTTGTGATTTTATCAAGTAATGATTTATAACTCGATACAAAAGAATCTTCTGGGTCAGGTAACGCAGCCACTGGTATTCTAGTACCTTTAAATGATGTTTCAATATTGTTATTTCTTATATTATGACTAACTTCCGTAATCCAATATGTTCCTCTAAACATAGGAATATTTTTAAGATAAAAATACATTGTTGGTTGTATCATAACATTACCCATACAAGTTACTTCACAAGAATATGATGCTTGTTTATAATAGTCGAATAAACTAACGTCAACATTATATGTTCCCGCACCCGATTCAGATCTTGCTAAGTTTTCTAAAACAACAAAAGATTCTGAAGTATTTTTTAAACTCGTTTGGTCTAAAGAAATTCCTTTAAATATATTTTGATATTGGTCACCGAAACTAACCTCGAAAGCAACCACCTTATTTGATTTGTTTAATTGGTCAACATCATACAATTCGGGAAGTGTAACAATAAGAGGATTTTTATTTCTATTCGAGATGTCAAAACTATCGTCGTTAAACTTATTTGTTGCTTTATCACCATCTGCAGTATGCTTTGATGATGGTCCGATAAACTGAACTATAATTTTAGGTGATGATTCTACATAATCAACATCCAAAAATGTTCCGAATAATGTCTCCGCAACTTTTTTTGACGGTGTTATCTTTGACCTATTTGAAATATTGGTTCCATAAAAATTAACATAAGATGGTAATGCCCTCATATCAAAACCACTATCTTTTAATAATAGTGATATTGTTGAGTATAAATTTATCTTATCATTTTTATTACTAACTAAATCAATAAATTTACTAATATTAAGATATGCCTTGCTACCTATATCTCTATTTGCCCTATCTAAGAATAGAAACTCTTCAAATAATAATCTTTGTCCTAAAGAATTACCTGCAACCCACTTATCGTTAAATGATTTGAAGGTGTTATATAGTTCAACTTTAATTTGTCTGTTATTATAACCATCAATGAAATTAACACTTGATTCTGTTTTTTCAATTTTTAGTGATGAGAATTTAGATATTAATTGAGTTAAAAAATAATTAAGTCTATTATTTGCCCCTCCAACTTTATTTGAATCAATTATTCTATCTAATATACTCGTCTTTATGTAATTAGAAAAACCTGCTTTTGTGTTAACACCACCATTTTTTATATAACCACCATACATCAAAATTAATGGTCTAAATAAAAGAACGTTTTCTTCTGTTAACGCAATATTAGAGATTTGGAAAAAATTCTTATAGTCTATACCAGTGTCAGGGTTATCCCCAACATATAATTGAATGTATTTTGTGTTTCCACTTTGTGACGTACTATATTCACCCCATGATTTAGTATTATTGGCATAACCATCTAAAACATAACTGTTTAATTCCTTAGGATTACCTATTGTTAATTTTAAGAAATTGGTCTCTTGACAAAATATTTCAGAAACACTAACTAATTTTTCTAATTGTCTGTCTTTAATTTTTCTTATCACCTGTTCAACTACATCCCCATCATCAGTCTTTTTTTCGACAGTTAAAATTTCTCTTAAAAGAAGTTGGAAATTGTCATATTTTACATTTTCAAATTTTTTAAAGTTACCTTCCGTTTGAACAAACTCTGAACTAAACTGTAAAAATATATCTTCAAATTGATTTAAAATCTCAGGGCTAAATGTTGCAATTAAATCAAATACCTTTTCTTGGTTATCTGAAATTTGGAAAATAGTATTACCAGTGGCAATATTGTATTCATTACTTCTCGTAAATGTTTTACCACTATAACTTTCATTAATATATTCGTCTTCCCAAAATACTCTAAAATTCATTTGTTCTGATTTATCATAATCAAAATCAGATGGTTCTAAACCATTTGGCATGTTTTTTAAATTAACATATTGATTATTACCATCACATGGTAAAATCGTATATTTCAAATCATTAGAATCAAATTTAGAATTATCAACATATTGTGTCCAATATGTTAGTCCATTTTCTTTTGGTCTTGATATACCATTAATTGCTTTGTTAGTGTTGTTAAGTGAAAATGATGTATTACCAGATGATACCACATAATGATTATATCCATTAATGATTTGATGGTAAATTGCATCATAATATGGATGAATACCAACATGTTTTTTATTTGAATATGCCACGCTTACAGTATTA